TTTGTCTCCGCTCAATAATTTGACACTGCTCATCTCCACCAAACAGGGTATGACAGAGATTTTACGAGTCAACTATCACCACTTTTCGACAACGGCCTCGCCCCTTAACTTTGAGATTGTTGAGACTCGATTCTGACTTACCAACAAACATTGTAAGCCCCCGAAAGCAACTCCAGTATAAATTCCTCCTTCAAAATACAGTCTTATTCTTCCCAGAAACTGGTGGACTAACCCTCCTGCTATCACAACGCCCCCCGGTTGGGGCATACTTCACGGTGACACCCCCTAACTTCTTGACGGCTGGATGAGACTCTTCGGGCTTCAGGTCCCCTTCACAAAGCGAAACGAATCCAGGTCAGCCCCGTCAGTCGCCGACGACAGGTGGTTCACCCCGTCGCCCTTCGTGTTCTTGGGAGGCGAGGGCAAGGTCGTCACCCCGGAGTCGGCGCTACAGTTCTCGGCCGTCTTCGCCTGCGTGAAGATCATCTCCGAGACGCTCGCCTCGGTACCGCTCATCGTCTACCGGAGGCGCTCCGATGGCGGCAAGGACCGCGCTTCCGAGCACCCGCTCTACAAACTCCTGAGAAACCGCCCCAACCGCATGAAGATGTCGGGGCTTGAGTTCCGGGAAATGCTCACCGCCCATGTGCTTCTCTGGGGTAACGCCTACGCCCAAATCCTGCGGAACCGGAACGGCGAGCCGCTGGAGGTCTACCCACTCCACCCGTCGAGGGTGCGCCCGGACTTTTCCCCAACCGGAGAGCTGGTTTATCTCGTGCGGACCTCCGACGGCAAGGAGACCGTCCTCTCGGCCGACGAGGTGTTCCACATCCGCGGCTACCGGGACTCCGGCCACGAGGGACTTTCCCCCGTTGCAGCGTTCCGGCAGGCGATCACGCTCGGGCTATCTCTGGAGGACTTCGGGAAGAACTTCTTCGAGGGCGGGGCGTTCCCCAGCTCGGTGCTCGAATACGACGGCACGCTGGGCGACGAGGCCAAGAAGAACCTTCGGGAGAGCTGGCAGGCGCTTTATGGCGGCAGCTCGCGGGGCAAGAAGGTTGCGGTGCTGGAGGCGGGCCTCAAGTGGAAACCCATGGGGATCCCGCAGACCGACGCGGAGTTCCTTGCCACCAGAAGGTTTCAGGTCGAGGAAATCGCCAGAATTTATCGGGTGCCGCCGCACATGCTGGCGGACCTCACGCGCTCGACCTACTCCAACATCGAGCAGCAGAGCATCGACTTCGTCACCTACACCATGCTCCCGTGGTTTAGGAGGTGGGAAGAGGCCATCACCCGGGACTTCCTGGACGGCGACGACTCCGAGGTTTTTTCCGAGTTCCTGATCGACGGGCTTCTGAGGGGCGACACGCTGTCCCGCTTCCAGGCGTACGGTCTCGGGCGCCAGTGGGGGCTCTACTCCATCAACGACATCCGGGTGAAGGAGAACATGAACCCGATCGGGCCCGAGGGGGATGTCTACCTTTCGCCGCTCAACATGGTCCCGGCGGGGGACGAGCGCGCCCCGGAGCCCGGACAGCAGGGGACGCCTGATACCACGCCGGCGGAGACCGCGCCGATGGGCGGGAGGAGCGCCGCGGAATCGTTTCGGCCGCTTTTGAGCGAGACTTTCGCGCGGATCGCCCGCCGGGAGGCGGGAATGGTGGCCTCGGCGCTCAAAAAACGGGGCGAAAACAGCGAAAAAGAGGCGATTTTGGGGGCCTTTGAGGGTCACGACACCTTCGTCCGGGAGTGCCTGGGCGGTGTTTTCACGGCGCTCGAGGGCGCCACAGCGGGCGCGATCACGCGAGAAAACCTCGAAAAAACGCTCGAAAACTACCTGAAAACCGCCCTGGAGCAGGCGATTTCGGGCGAAAGCGCCGGTCGGCGCGACCCTTCGCTCGTCGGGGACTATTGGGCGGGCATGATTCTGGGATACTCTGGGGAGGAGACATGACAAGCGAGACACGAGAACGCCGCAGCACGCACCAAACCGTCGCCCTTGAGGCGCGCGAAGAGGGAAAACAGCCAATCATCCAGGGGTACGCCGCCCTTTTCGACAACGAGACGGAGATTCGCGGTTTCTTCGGGAGCTTCCGGGAAAGCATCGCCCCCGGCGCGTTCGCCCCGAGCCTCTCGGGCGGGCACCGGGTGGTGTCGCTGTTCAACCACGACGCCAACATGGTTCTCGGCTCGACCTCCTCGGGCACGATGCGCCTGCGCGAGGACGACAGGGGCCTCTGGATCGAGGTCGACCCTCCCGACACGCAGGTCGGCAGGGATGTCGTTGAGTACATCCGCCGCGGCGACGTGCAGGGGCAGAGCTTCATGTTCGAGATCACGCGCGAGGAGTGGCAATTTTCCGAGGACCCGAAGGTCCTCGACAAGCGAGTCATTCAGGAGGTGAGGCTCTACGAGGCGGGACCGGTGCTTTTCCCGGCGTACCCGGAGACATCCGTGGGCGTGCGCTCCACCGCCGACCTCGCCTACGAGCGCGCGAGGAGGCAGTGGGAGGAAAGGAACCGCCCGGAGAAGCCGGTGGTGATCGTCTCGCCCGACCCGTTTCTGCTCCGGGTGCGCGTGCTCCGTGCTGCGTGAGCGCCCCCTTGCGGTCAAAGTGCCGACTCTGAGACTCTGAAACCCAGGAGCCTTGATCCACGCGCCCCGACGGGCGGCCAGGATTTCGGCGCGCGTCCGCTTCCACGGCCTGACGGCCGTCACACGGCGCACCATAACCGTGTAGCAAACGAAACAGGATACTTGTGGACATCAACACACTACAAAAGAAGCACGCCGAGGTGCTGGAGCGCATGAACGCCCTGGCCGAGGCAGCCAAGAAGGAAAACCGCGGACTCAACGACAATGAAATCTCGGAGTTCGATGGCTGCGAAACCGAGATCGAGGGCCTCAAGCGATCGATGGAGCGCGCCGAGAAGCTCGCCAGGATCAACGAGGAGAGGGCCGTTCCGACCTCAAAGCCGGTCGACATCAAGGTCATCCGCGAGGAAGGCGAGGACGAGAAGGGCGAGTGTAAGGTGTGGCGCAGCTTCGGCGAGCAGCTTCAGGCGGTCGTCAGCGCCGGGAAGAACCCGCATCGCACCGACGCCAGACTCGCCAAGAGCGACCTGCTTATGCGCGCCGCGACGGGAGCCTCCGAGGGTGTCAACGCCGACGGCGGTTTCCTCGTTCAGAATGACTTTGCACAAGAGATCCTCCGCCGGGCAACGGAGACGGGCATCCTGTCCAGCCGTGTCCGCAGGCTCTCCATCAGCCAGAACAGCAACAGCATCAAGATCCCGGCGGTCGACGAGACCAGCCGCGTCGACGGCTCGCGCTGGGGCGGCATCCAGGCGTTCTGGGAGGGTGAGGCCGACGAGTACCAAGGCTCCAAGCCGAAGTTCCGGCAGATGGAGCTCGTGCTCAAGAAGCTCACCGGGCTCTGCTACGCCACTGACGAGGTGCTCGCCGACGCTTCCGTCCTCCAGACGGTCATCAGCGAGGGTTTCTCGGAGGAGTTCGGGTTCAAGCTCGACGACGCCATCATCCGCGGTTCGGGAACCGGGGAGCCCCTTGGGCTTCTCAATTCCGGCGCTCTGGTGACCGTCGCCAAGGAGACGGCGCAGGCGGCGGACACGCTGAAGCTCGAGAACATCGTCAAGATGCGCTCGCGCCTCCACAACCGCAGCCGCCCGAACGCAATCTGGGTCTACAACCAGGACATCGAGCCGCAGCTCCACACGATGACTTACGGCGGCAACGCCGCACCGGTCTACATGCCGGCGGGGAACATTGCGGGGCAGCCGTTTGACACGCTCTACGGCCTCCCGGCGTTCGCCATCGAGCACTGCGCGACCCTGGGCGACAAAGGCGACATCATGCTCGTCGACCCGACGCAGTACCTCATGGTCGACAAGGGCTCGCTCCAGCGGGCCGTGAGCGTCCATGTTCGCTTTATCCACGACGAGCAGGTGTTCAAGTTCACCTATCGCTGTGACGCCCGGCCGGTGTGGAGCGCCCCCCTGACTCCGTACAAGGGCGCAGCCAGCACCTCGCCGTTCGTCACGCTGGCGGAGCGCGCGTAAGCGCCCGCAACCGGAACGGCGCCGGGGACGTTTCCCGGCGCCGTTCCGCCTTTTCAACCGGGAGACCATGCCCCACATCCAGACCTCCCAGCCCGGCGCCCTCGCCGTCAACCTGATCGACCTCAAGAACCACCTGCGCCTGACGACCTCCGACGAGGACCCGCTCCTGACCCTCTACCTGCGCGCGGCGACCGCCACTGTGGAGAGCAAGACACGCAGGGTGCTCGTCAGCCGCACATACCGCCTGGAGCTGGAGGAGTTCCCGGGGGCGGACGAGATCATCCTGCCGGTCGGCCCGGTTTCGACCGTGGCCTCGGTGCAGTACCGCGACCGCGGCGGTGATCTCCAAACCCTCGACCCGGAGAAATACTTCCTCGATGTCACCCCGACCCTCGGGCGCGTCGTCAGGAAGGAGGGCGTCACATGGCCCGACACGCAGGTCAACCGCCCGGACGGCGTGCGGGTGAGCTTCACCGCCGGCTACGGGTCAAGCTACATGGCGATCCCCGAGGCGCTCAGGTTCGTGGTCATGCTGATGGCCAGCCATTTCTACACCAACCGCGTGCCGGTCGATGTCGGTGGGTCCGCCGGGCAGGAGATCCCGCTACTGCTCTGCTATGCGATGGATAGCTACAAGATTCTGAGCCTCTAAAACCCATGCGATCGAAGAACCCCGGCAGGAAGAACAGGAAGATTCTCGTCAAGAAGCCCGTCGTCACCAACGACCGGGGCGAGGTCAGCGTGACCCACGAGGATTTCCTAACGCTGTGGGCCGAGGAGCGGCCGATGCGGATGGAGGAGCGCTACCAGGCCGAGGCCCGCCACACCATGCGGGTGAGCAACTTCCGGGTCTGGTTCCGCTCGGACATCACTCAGGAGATGTTTATTCTTTACGGCGACAGGCTGTGGCGCGTCACCGGGCTGGCCGAGGTCGGCTACCGGGAGGAGCTCGACATCACCGCGGAGGCGGTCGACTGATGGCGGAGAGCTTCGAGGCGCAGATGCGACGGCTGGCGCGTGAGATGGCCGGGCTCTCGGGCGAGATCATGTCGAAGTCGCTCAAGACCGGTATCCGCGCGGCGGCGAAGGAGATGAGCGGCGCCATCAAGGCGGGAGCCCCGGTGTCCTCGGGCAAACCTCCCAAAGGCAGGAGAACCATGTTCCCCCACCCGGGATCCCTCAGGCATTTCATCAAGGTCGGCAACACATCGATCAAGGGCGACACCCTTTCGGCAAAGGTGCGGGGTCCCTGGTATTGGAGGCTGGTCGAGAAGGGCCACCGGCTGACGACGCACATCATCCACAGGCTGCGCGACCGCGGGCGGTTCATGAGCTTCATCTCAAGCA